TAATAAACCGCTCACCACGCATGAAAATATTACCCGTCACTTCAAGATTTGAGCTTATTACGGTCGTGTCGCTCGTTTTAGTGATGAACGTATCGTCTAAATCTGTTCGGAGACCCGAAAGTAGACCAGCATAGACGGCGTCTGTTGCCACGAGTGCATCCACGCGCGATGCGTTATCCGTAAGATTTGTGTCGAGATTTGTTATATCCGTTGTGAGGCCTGTAATCAAACCCCCTTGAACTGTATTCGACGCTACGAGATCATCAATTCGTAAAACATTAGACGCGAGGTTCGACCATATATCTACGTTTGAAGTCACGAGGTTTGTAACGCGTAACGCGTTACTTGTCATATCCGTTGTGAGGTCTGCAATCAAGACCCCTTGAACCGTATTGGCATCTTCGAGCGTTTCAATCCGCAAAACATTCGATTCGAGGTTCGACCATATATCTACGTTTGAAGTCACGAGGTTTGTTATGCGTAACGCGTTGCTTGTCATGTCCGTTGTGAGGTCTGCAATCAAGACCCCTTGAACCGTATTGGCATCTTCGAGCGTTTCAATCCGCAAAACATTCGATTCGAGGTTCGACCATATATCAACGTTTGAAGTCACGAGGTTTGTTATGCGTAACGCGTTACTTGTCATATCTGTTTTGATCCCAGTGATCAAACTCGCCTGGACTGTATTCGCAGTTGTGAGGGTTGTAACGTCGGTTCGTAAACCTGATATTAACCCAGTTTGTGTATCGTTAACAGATACAATATTTGTTATGCGTAACGCGTTACTTGTCATATCGGCCGAGAGGGCAACCCCTGTAAGGGTCGTACCATCGCCGAAATAACTCCCACCCGAATCGACAGTCATGTTATTTTGTGTGTGGAGGTCACCGAGAACATTCACAGTGATCTTATTTGCCGGGTCATTTAGTATTGTCGTATCTGTCGCTGTGTTTTGCGTATACCCGATCGTGAATTCCTGTGCGTACGGGTTACCCGATGCGCCGTGGTGTATGAGACCTATGTTTTTCGTGGGGTACTCCATGAGAATACCCGTATCCGCACCGCTCAGTGTATTGTCATACGCGATACCGATAATACGATCCTTCACTTCGAGTGATTGTGAATCTATTTTATACGAGTCACCCGTTATGAGTATATTTCCCGTAACTTCTAAATCTGATGCGATGGAGATTGTGTTCACACCCTGTGTAATATACGAGTCTGCTACTGTATTTTCTCCGTCGATGTATGGTACGCTCCCAGGTGTGAGACTAGCTACAGAAAGTTTATTACCGACATCAACATTACCCGTCGTGACAATACCCGTGTTAGGGTTTGTAAATTGAACTGTATTTGATGTGACATTGCCACTATTAACACTTTCTTCGAGATTGGAGGCTATACCAGTGAGAAGTGACCCGTCCCCCTCAAACGAAGTTGCGTATACGTTCCCGACGACATGAAGAGACGCGTCTGGGCTGACTGTCTTTATACCAACCCTGTTATTTTCGGTATCGACAAATAATTGCGACGACCCAACTTGTAGGTTACTCGCGATATCAACCTTCCCTGAAAATATATGGCTTGTCGTCGCGACCATTATAATAGCTTAGATAAAATGTACTGCATTTTATGTGAGTTAAGGTTTATGTAGTCTGGTTCCTTGTCTTTTTCCAAAAAGGATCCACAAATACTACACCAATAGGTCTAGGGTTTTGTACACCCGCAGGATTACCCCCACCCGTAAGGTCGTACCATTGTGTAGGTGTAAGATAACCTTCATCCGTATGTATGGTATTAGGCCATTCACTGGACGAGATTGGAGGTCCATGACTGTACATAGACGTGTTGTTGTAAACACGTGGGTTGATTCGCCATCTGTTCTGAAGCTGTACACCTCCATCATTATAATATGGAACAGCAATATGCGTCCATGTACCATAAGCTTCAACAGTCGGTGGTATTTTATGAGTAAACGCTAGTAAATTAATAGCACCCGAAGCGGGTGCAGACGATGTTGAGCTTCCTGTCGCGGAACCATCATCGAAATTTTCTCCGTATAATTCTTTGAGGCCGTGAGGTGCCGTACCACCGAACAATGTCGAAACGGCGTTTAAGCTCGTCATTTATATTAACCGATTTTTTCTTTTAGTTCTTTGATAGCCTCTACGAGTAACCCGATGACGTTCCCGTATGCGAGAGAGTAACTTGTCTCTTCTGAACCGTGTACGACTTCGGGGAGAACCTCTAGGACCTCTTGTGCGATGAGGCCCGTGGACGGTTTATCGTTCATCACGTACGTGTACCCTCCGATGGCACACACCTTATCGAGTGCGTTCTCGATGCGTTTGATATCTGTTTTGAGACGTCTGTCGGAAGATGCTATGACATCACCGGTTGCGTAAATGTCGCCATGTACTTTGAGTGTATTTGTAGCGGTTGCGTCACCTCCTATACCAACATTTCCATTGCGATTAATTCCATTAGTATCGGTCGCCCAGTTACTGAATATAGCAGTAGTTCCGTTCGTCTTCAAACTCCCGTTTGTGATATCTATATCACCGTCAACCACTAACTTCGAATTCGGGTTATCCACTCCGATGCCGACATTTCCACCGTTATAGTATATTTTCGTAGCGTCACCCGCATTATGTAACCATTGTGAACTTTCAATACCTGTCAGGTATTCCCCACTTCCGTGATATGCCGTGGCGAGCATACTCCCAGTAACTTGTAAAACGTTTGACGAATCGTCACCACTCGTGTCAGGTACACCTCCTATTCCAATCTTGTTATTAACCCTGTCAATGAAAAACGTAGGATCCTCTCCACCTGTAGTGAGGTTTCCTGAAACTAGCTGGACGTTCGTATGCGCCATCTATATTTAGCTTATATAAAAAACATCTTTGCAAATGACGAACAGGTCATTTGGAGAGAGTGTGTATTTAGTATCCGAATGGGATAGCCGAACCAGTACCTACAGTCAAACTCGTAAGTTCACCGGCTGTATTACGGGAAATGTATTCGACGAAAATGTTATAATTACCGGAGGTCAAATTAAAGGAGGGTTTAATGGCAACTGTTGTAGGTGCTATGTCAACTGTAGAACTCCACGGGTTTGTGTTTGTATTTCCGAAAATAGACATGGGTCCCATCGCAATGTCTAACGATGATGCCACCTCACCGCCGCGTTCACCACCGGCTATATCGAGGGTCATCGTACTCACTTCTGTATCGAGGTTATCGAGGAGTTGTGCGACAATTTTAGCGTAAAAGGCGTGTTGCGAAAACGTCAATGTAAGTTTTGCGTTTGCGACTGATGTACCACTAGCGTACGTACCTTGATGACTGTACGTCTTTTTAGTGACACCACCCGTATTTGTGATGAGACCGCCTTCGACGTATACATTCCCAGTCGTGTACGTATTACCACGCGCTTCGATAACGTTCGAATAATCCCCATCACCATCGATAAAACACTTCGTACCTACAGAGAGGGTGTGTACAGGTGCTGTATTCGCAGCCCCGATGTTCGAGTTTGTGTACAATTTACCGTACACGTGAACGTTCATCGTTTTGTCATCTTCTGTAAGTGTGACAATATTGGAAACTTCCATAGCGCTACTGTCAGTATACGCGATCACGAATTCTGTAGCACTCGCATCGTAACACACGGCTACATTCGAACTTCCCACAGGTCTATTGTAGATATGCCCCAAATCAAAATTCACTAAATCCGTATTATTCGTACCGATTTCGACGAGCCCATCCTTGATTGTCGTGTTGGTGACATGAATATTAGCGATTGTACCTACCGATGTTACGTTTCCGGTAACGTAAAGGTTCCCGGTAACAGTCAAATCTCCACCATTTCCTCCGGCACCTGAAAGTGCTGAAATAGATAAAGGGACCTGTGTCCTAAAAAGTTGATGTGTACTTTGATTATACGCGACGAATGTATTGGTCGTGTCATCCGAACCTACACCTGTAAAAATAGATGCTAATTCGAGTGGCGTGATATACAAACCACTCGCACCTGTTGCGTCAATCTTTTCTTCACTCGCATTGAATACGATCGAGTTTTCCGCCTGGTCTTCTCGACAGTTTTTACCGAAACGAAGTTTCGTAGCACCACCGACAGTACTCAAGTTCTTCGGCATTTAATATAGTATCGCATTTTAATTCGCATACATGAGCCCCGCCATGCCATTATTCACTCTGAGAATGTTATAGTTTACTGCGTAAATCGGGTCGATGATAAGTTTACTTTCGCTATGAATTTTCACGGAATCTAGACGACTAAAGTTCAAGGATCCGGATGGTTGGAGAGAACTCGTGTTTAGACAAAAACAGTGAATGAAAAAATCTGGAGACGTGACAAAATTTGTATGATAGTACGTCATGATATCAACGAAATGCGGTTTCGCCCATTTAAATGCACTAATATCAGTTCCGTTAATACTCATCTTAATTTTGTTATCGATAGACGTAAACGTACTTTCTGAATTTGTATTAGAACACGCGATATACTTGACCGGATGATTAAACGTGAGTTCTTGTGTAAGTTCGCCGGAAGGAACACTTTTCTGAACTTGTGTGATGAGAATATCATGCTTTCGAGAATTCATAATCCCGCGTTCTTCGTTATCCAGGTAATAATAGTTCGCATATGCTTCTACGTTATAGTCACTGGCATCGGGTCCCCAGTAAATGCGTAGATCGACAGTCTGGTACTGTAAGGCTACGAGCGGGAGTGCTGATTGTGGTCCTTCACAAAAGAAGAATCGGAGCGGGTAGAAATACGACCGGGCGCTCGCACCTGGATGTGTACCGTTTGAACTCTTAGATACGTTTTGAGCATATGTATCAATCGCAATTTTCTCGGTGAAATCGTGATCTTGTGCATCTATAACTTGCCCACCGATGAGAAGTTCGACTTTATCGATTATTCTACCCCAATCCTGAATATCGACGGCCTTCGTATTATTATCAATGGTAAAATACGTGTATCCAAGTAAATCGCCGTTTCGTTCGAGGCGGATTGATGACATGGAATTACCTTTCACAGCCCCTTGTATCGTTTGTTTTTCTACAGACTGTGAAAAGTTGGAGTGTCTTTTGAAGGTGGACGTGAAAAATGATATTTCAGGTTCACCTATAATATGTTCATCTTGGGCACCTACGGCTACGAGCTGTACGAGTCCCGATGACATGCTTATTATATTAATGTTATTTTTAAATTACATATACGTAACGCCCTGAAACGATCACATCATATTTCTTTTTTTACAGATAAATTTAAATACCATAAAAGCCTTTGTGGCATCTGCAACCTCATCACCATCCTGTTTATATAATTTTAGATTCAGTCGATCGAGTTTACGGATGGGTGTGATATATTGCTGAACAAGTGGATACTCATTTTTGAATGTCAAGCTTGTTGCACCTGCAGTGACGATCGAACCGAAAGACCCATTTATGTGATTATCGGCTCCATCTAAGTCTTTCTTCGCGCGTTGGAAAAACGTATTTTTCAATTCGTCAATCGAAACGTGGATAATATTCGTAGTGTTGGTAATGCCAGTGAAGCGGGCGGCCGTTAATTGAACCTGTACGATATTTTCAAGAGGTGTAGGTAAAAAAACGGTAATCCCGTTTGTCATTTGGGCACTCTCCTGATCTGTCGTATCAACGATAACCGTATGGTATTCGTGTTCGAAATCGGGGATAGTCGGCTGAGGCGCTGTAACGAGTGCCATTTATAATACACACAGAAATTATCCACTTAAAAATTTATACTAAATTTAAATGGAGAGTGAAAAGGTATTTACTATATTTAATCTACAATTTTGTAATTGGCGTGATCTTGTACAAGTTGTTGTCCACCACAAACACCACCCATACTCGTGGAATACACACTGTCGTTAGTACACTCGGGGCTACTCTTCAAGCTTGACAATGACATCTCAGACACGGGTTCGATTGAAATCGTCCTGGGTTCGTACATACTACGTCTATCTTTGAATAGCATGGAGATGACTACCAATAGCAGCAGTGTAATCGCGATAGCTCTCAGCGTCGACCGATTCGTATTGTTAAGTTTCATTTGTTATGTACTGAGATTTTTTTATAAAGTGCGTTAAAGAGAAAAGATTAGTTTCAATATACAGAGTAATGGACGGTGAAATTATTCTCGACAGGGGGACTAGATCTGTCATGAAGTTAGATGATAACGAACAAGCCATGATGGATGAAATACAATTAGATTTCTCTCGACCACGCACACATGCCCCTCCGAATGTACAGAGAATGCATGGACACCATTCGATGGGAGGGGGTCTACAAGAAGATGTCGACGCCTTCGCGAACCCTGTGAAACAGAGTGCACCTCCCCCACCCCAGGCAGAAGAGGCGGTCGATCATGGAGAGTATATGGATGATACACCATATGATAACGGACCTGGTATGGGGTACGACTCCATGGAACCGCAGGAAGATGTACCGTCACCCGGGTATAAGACGATTGACGAGGAAAAGTCCGACCTGGTGAATAAACTCGGTCGCCTCGAAAAGAGAGGATTTAACGTAAATAAACGATTGAATGCGTATTCACCCGTTGATGAACTACGAACGGAAGTGAAACGAATCACGTATAGTATTGATGTCGATAAATCGATTAAGTTTTCTAGGCGCATGCTCGTCGCGTGTGTCACAGGTCTTGAGTTTCTTAATAAGCGGTATAACCCGTTCGAGATTCAACTCGAAGGCTGGTCTGAAAATGTGATGGAAACCCAAGATGATTATGATGAAGTGTTTGAAGAGTTATTCGTAAAGTATCGCACGAAGATGAATGTCGCCCCAGAAGTGAAATTGATAATGATGCTCGGTGGAAGTGCTATGATGTTCCATCTCACGAATAGCATGTTTAAATCGGTTATGCCGAATGTGAATGATGTCATGAAACAAAATCCGGATTTGGTGAATAACATGATGAGCGCGGTTCAAAGTACGATGGCGGGTCAATCCCAACGACAGCCTTCGTCGGCACCTTCGGGTGATCGATATGAAATGAAGGGACCTGGTCTCGACATTTCAAGCTTGATGGGTAGTATCATGATGCCCCCGACACCTCCCATGAACACGACACCCATGCAGAGATCCGTCGAGTACACACCCGATGTTCCCGATGACGGTGATGATATATCCGACATTGTCTCAGAATGTGGTGTCGTGGATGAAGGTGATGATGAAGTGAAGGAAGTTAAAATGCCGGCGGCAAAGACGAAGCGTGGTCGTAAGAAGAAGGTTGAAATTAATTTGTGAACATAGTATAAATGATAGGGTATGCTCCTATAGATTTCGACGACCCGCTCGAAATCCCGGCAGCTCCCCGAAAGCGAGAAGTTGTGAATCCAAAATTTGAAAGAGTACAGAAGAAAAGGGTTGTAAAGGCTCAGCCCACAATCGATGAAACCACGGAATGCAATTACGTTGTCATGTTTTTCATCGTTGGGGTTCTCGCGCTTGCCGCGATGGACTCTGTTAAGAAGTAAGTATTATGAATGTACCACGTGACAAAACATCACGTGTTACATTTTTAGAGTTTCGTGTCTACCCTGTCAGGTTTGACCAATTTGCCGTACCTGAAGCCCGTTTGAATACGTGTGCAGATCCTCCGCGCACTGTACTTATATATTCGCGAGGGGCTCCTGCGACAACCCTGTCCCCATCAATGGAAACACTTGTCCCAAAATAACCACCCCCAGCTGGATTCGGAGAAATAAGTTTCACCTGTTGTGACCAAGATGATCCAGACCTCACGTATACATAAGCAGCTCCCGCCCCGGATAGTCCATCTGGATCCGCTCCACTAGCTCCTATGATAGCATAACCTGCCGAGGAAATGGAAACGCTTTTCCCAAAGGTATCACCTGAGACTGTATCAGAAGCCCCGAGTTTCGCCTGTTGTGACCAAGATGATCCAGACCTTACGAATATGTACGCAGATCCCGCAGCCGAACCGAGAGAAGTTTCAAAAGCAGCTCCTACGATAACATACCCCCCCGAAATGGAAACACTACGTCCAAATTGGTCATTTGTGCCTTTATCGGAAGCCACGAGTTTCGCCTGTTGTGACCAAGACGTAGAATATCTGTAGAATACGTACGCGGATCCCGCCCCGGATACTCCACCTGGATCTTCGCGATAGGCTCCTATGACAGCATAATTTCCATCAATGGAAACGCTTATTCCAAAACTATCAGCGAACTCGCCATCTGTAGGGGTAAGTTTTGCCTGCTGTGACCAATCTGATCCAGACCTTACGAATACATAGGCAGCTCCCGAACTCGACCCATTTGGATCCGCACCACTAGCTCCTATGATAACGTCTAACCCGGAAATGTAAACACTTTCTCCGAATTTATCACCCGGGACTGCACCTGCGGGGGTAAGTTTTGTCTGTTGCGACCAAGATGTTCCTCCAGCAGCTTTTTTGAATATGTACGTAGCTCCCGAACTCGACCCATTTGGATCCGCACCACTAGCTCCTATAACAGCATAGTCCCCGGAAATAGAAACACTTATTCCAAAACTATCACCTGCAGTTGCATCTGAAGCGATAAGTATCTCCCTTTGTACCCAGGTTGTTGAAGTCCTTTCGAATATGTACGCAGCCCCCGCAGATGATCTTCCATATGGATCCGCGAATTGAGCCCCTGCGATAGCATAGTTCCCAGAAATCGAAATTGATGAACCTACTTGATCGTCGGCTGCTGGATACGAAGCGTGAAGTCTAGCAGGATACACGGTGGGGGTGTTACCAAACGATTTATTTAAAAAATCAAGAAATCGAATAGTCCCGGATGCCGGTGCCGATGTACCATCCGAAAAAGTTGTACCCCGCAATTCGGTAAGTCCGTGTGGTGCTGATTTACCATCGGATACAGATAGAGCGGTTAAACTTATCGGGTATCCGGACATTATACAGTAGCATGAGAAGATTTAAGTTCATCTATTTCACTTTTTAATTCTTTTATAGCTTCTATTATCAAACCTGCCATGTTTCCGTATGCGAGTGCGTACACCGTGTCCTCTGAACCTCTTACAACTTCTGGAAGAACTTCCTTTACTTCCTGGGCCATACACCCAGATGAAGCTTGCTCGTTGTGTGTATACGTGTACCCATTGATCTTGGTTAATTTATCTAAAGCACCTTCTATTCTTTTGATATCTGTTTTGAGACGTCTGTCGGAAGTTACGACAACGTCCATTGTAGCAGTTGCGGTTCCATTAATGTATAAATTTCCAACTTGTAATCCTGCGTAATTTCCGGTCATATTTCCCTGGCCACTAGCCCCACCATATAAACGTAACCATCCATCGTTCGCGGGTGTGAACGTATAATAATCTCCATCGGATGGCATACCATGTGTATCCCCATTCCACGTATTTGTACTCGCAGAAGTGAGGCGTAGACCGGCATATTTCGTTGATGTCGTACTCCCCGATCGTATGTTGGTGAGGAACCTGGGGGGGAAACTACTGTTATCTACAAGTCCGGGATCTTGGCTAGTGATCGTGATGATCGGTTGTTCAGAATACTTTTGAGCGTCATAGTACGCATTTGATGGTTGTAGATGAAACTCTATTTTAGGTGCCTTTAAACGTAATCGGTCTCCATATAAAAACCGATCGTTTGACATAGTGTCAGTCCATGCCACCGTTTCAGACCCGTGGGGAACACCCATAGATCCATCGCTATCGGGCCCATACCATTTCGATGTGAGTATTTCCGAATCGCGCTCCCCGGTAGTACCGATATGTACCACTTCCATGGTTGATGCGTTAACTACATTATCACCTTTGGTACCACCAAATAATATTCGTTTCGTATTTGTGTTATTCGTCGTAGACCCTACGACAATCTCATCAGCTTTAATATACCCTTCGAATAATGAGTTCCCCCTAAAGACACTCGTTAAGGGGTATTCATAAACACGAACCTCTCCGACTCTAGTAGTGTATCCATTACCTGGCATTCCAGGACTACCAGTTATTACGCGGTCACCACTCGTCGTAGCTATCGAAAATCCCTGTAATTGCCCTACATGCGTGGAAGCCCCCAATTGAGGCTCCGCTGCGCGGTACCACTCCGTACCCGAATAATCGTACGGTAAAAACAGTTGTGTACCATCATACATAGTTGCGAATATACGCGACGCATCAGATCCCATGGCTAAAGCGTATCCGTGCTGCGTTTGTATGAACGTATTGAAATTCGGTCGTGTACCTTCAGTCCAGCTACTGCTGATAGTATTATATTCATAATAAAGAAGTCTTCCAGAGTGTGAATCTGTAAACGAACCATTAGACCAGCCAGGTGCAGATGCGGAGAGTTTACTCCCGTCGGGTGAGATTTGAACAGCTGACCCAAACCCCCCAAAGGAATCGCCCTGGTAATCGTTCCAACCACTTAGAACAGTACTAGCCTCGTTCGGACCTTTAATTGTCCCAGCACCACCTTCACCAGCTGATGTACTATTAGTACCACCGACTGTCGTAACACCAGAGGTCCAATTTCCATCATCTGGACATTTTTTTACTCTAACGTACCCAACTTGATACTGCGGGTATCTTAATTGATACTGAGGTCTAATAGCGTTGCTTGTATTATTGTAAAAAAAAGGAACGGTACTATAATTAGATCCACCTAGGTAGGTAGTAAAATTAGTAGAATACGCTATATTGTTATACGTACCACTACCATTATGGTCACTCGGTGGATAACTTTCTTTTCTCGTACCAGGCATACCTGCGATATAATGTCTACCGAATGCGGCCATATGGACCGAATGTCCGTATCGATTAAATGAAGCGTTTAATCGTATATATGAACCAGTAGTAACGGGAACATGATTATATATATTCGATCCATCATCTGTGTGTTGTAATGCCCACCCATTCGCGAGCGATTCGGATACTTTTTGATACACGTAGACTACACCCGAACCGTATTCGGGTGCGCTTGCTACAAACCGAAGTCCCTTACCAGCTGCGAGGGAAACAGCATACCCGAAACTCGGACTTCCACTTCGCGATATAACATGATCGGCATCTACTGGAAACCCCGAACCAGTATCATCGTAGACGTAGACGGTTTTAACGTCGGGTGCGCCTACGATTATCCGTGTACCTGCATAATTCATGGAAACGGAGTGTCCGAATTTACCAGCAGGTAATGGTCCTTCTATATAATTTCCGTATTGAACCCACGCCCCATTAACGAGATTCCATATACCTATATACCCCCGATAACTACTATATTCTATACCACTCGCAACAATACGATCACCTGCGAAATTCATAGCTACCGAATATCCAAATTGCGAATTAATGCCCCGACCGAGAATAGTTGACCCAACCGCTGTCATTAATTAAAAATGATATATTAATTCCCCTGATATAAACTTATAATACATTCGGCGTATACCCGGCATCGTTACCGTCTTCAGGTAGTTGATTGGTCACCCGAACATCTTTAATGAAAAGTGCGTTACAATTCACTTCATATGTTTTTACTAAATCGACAGCGTGTAAGTTCCTAGTCACGTACACACTTCCCACGACGGTAAGCTTATCACTCGCTGTATCATTAACCGCGACATTCGCCCCTACTTGTAGTGTTTGCGTGGTCAAAGCTTCTACATTCGCAATACCGACGGGTCCATCGGTATAATACGCCTTTGTACTGTCAGTTGAAAAAATACTACCGAGTGTTTGTACAACCCCACCTTTACGGATTTCACCACCCGTGGGAATGTTTATATCACCAGCGACATCTAGAGTGTACCCCGGAAGTGTCACACCGATCCCGACTCTATTATTGGTCGAGTTGATTTTGAGTGTATTTGTGTCGAAAGTGACGTCGCCAGTGAAAGAGGGTGCGTCTGAAAGAACGACACTCCCCGATCCAGTACTCGTCGTCGTTCCTGTACCACCACGAGACGCCGGGAGTGTTCCAGCCGTGATTTTGGCTGCATCCAGGTCTGTGAGTGTAGTTACCAATGTAGCATCTCCAGATCCATCGAATGAACTCGTTGTCCCTGTTACGCCACCGGTTACTGTGATTGTTCTCGCGGTTACCCATTGTGTCGCAGATGTCGCATTCCCCGCAAATGCAGTGGCTGTCACAGTTCCGGATACATCTAGGGCTGACCCGGGTGTAGTCGTCCCGATACCAACCCTATTATTTGTCGTGTCGACGAAGAACGTATTTGTATCGACCGCTACGTTACCAGCTGTATAATATATACCATCAGCCGGTGTACCAACAGTTGTCTGTAACCACGGAGATGTACCACCACCACCACCACCACTAAAAGCCACCCCATTTTGAGTGATGGTTTGAAAATCGATGTTCCCCGCGATTGTCACATCTGTAGAAACATATGCGTTCCCGACAACGTGTAAATTAGAAGTCGGTCCGTTGACGTCGACACCAACCCCCAAACTAGAGGTTACTGTGTCTAACACTATATTTGACGAGGCTCCAACGAATGTAGCTTTATTAGTTCCCTGAAAGTTTAGGATACCGTTCGCAGCCATGTCTACTATGTATAAGGTTTTTTCTTACAAAGTGGGAGGCACTTTGGAGGAAATTTATTTAATAGGTACCCAAGAAGTGTCCGCCGAACGTCGCTCGATTAAGAGTAACAGTAGCTCCATCTGCACGGGGAAATATACCTTCACCTGTCGATAATTTAACTATAGCAGAGCTCATACTAGCTCTACGACCACCACCATCGGCGGGTGACATCCACATTTCGAAACTTTCCCACATGTCTTCGTTTCCATTTGTTCTCTTAATATACCATTGGATTTCTTGTTGTGCGGTTTCTGCATCGGGAAGTCTCACTTTACATGATACGTGGTAGATCCCATCTACTGGAGCGAAATATGTACCCTGATTATTGGGAGGTCCACCGGATGATCGAAATCCGTTGGACGAAGCTGATCCAGTTGGGGTATAATCAAAATCTACAGTTATCGTTGAACTAAAGTCGGATAATATACCCTCACCAGTTACAATCTGTCCACCAGAGGCACTCGCATAAAACGCAAACGCTCTGTGTCTGATAGTCCCTGTACAAGTAATATCACCAGCGACATCTAGATCCACAGTCGGAGTCGACGTCCCTACACCGACGTTGCCAGTAGCGGTATCCACGTGTAATTGTCCCGGGTGTGCCATGGGTGTGTTTAGGGATGTTGGGATTCCCAAATCGGATGTCGCGACCCGATTGGTACCAGAAGCTGCCACCGCAACGAATAGAGACAATTCTGGGGACCATGTTACATCTCGCCAAGCACTCCCCGTATCTATGGCACGATTCGTCCACGTGACCCCATCGGGACTTGTCGCAGCCCTAGTGGTACCATTAGCTGCCACCGCAACAAATAGAGACAATTCGGGGGACCATGTTACACCATACCACTGACTGTTCGCATCGATGCTACGACCTGTCCATGTGATTCCATCGGGACTTGTCGCAGCCCGATTGGTACCAGTATTTGCCACCGCAACGAATAGAGACAATTCGGGGGACCATGTCACACCCCACCAACCACCCCCCGTATCTATGACACCATTCGTCCACGTGACCCCATCGGGACTTGTAGCGACCCCACCATATGCCACCGCAACAAATAGAGACAATTCTGGGGACCATGTTACAGATCCCCAATTATTAGCAGCTATGGTACGACCTGTCCATGTGACCCCATCGGGACTTGTCGCGACCCGATTGGTACCAGTATATGCCACCGCAACGAATAGAGACAATTCGGGGGACCATGTTACACTACTCCAATAATTAACAGCTATGGTACGATTCGTCCATGTGATCCCGTCAGGACTTGTCGCAGCCCGATAGGCACCACCATCTGCAACCGCAACAAATAGAGACAATTCTGGGGACCATGTTACACTAGACCAAAGACTTCCCATATCTATGGTACGATTCGTCCATACGACCCCATCAGGACTTGTCGCAGCCCTAGTGGTACCAGTAGCTGCCACCGCAACAAATAGAGTCAATTCGGGGGACCATGTTACACTAGACCAAGCATTCGTGACGATGGCACGAGACGTCCATGTACTAACCGCCTTTTCAGCTGTAGCATAGATTACTTTATTAACACCGTCAAAAGCGGCAGCCTTGACCGTACCCGTCGAGTAGGAAATATCGTTTCCCGATGTTACCCATGGCGAAGACCCACCACTACCACCACCGAATGATTGTATGACACCACCCTTACGAATTTCACCAGTGAAATTGATATCCCCTACAACATCTAGAGTGTAGTTGGGGATTGTCTTATTAATACCGATATTCCCTGACGATGTAATCGTCATGCGCTCGATAGCATTGGTCCACCCGTCCACCGTACCGGTATGAAATGCTATACCGCCATCCCCAACTGAATTCCAAAAATTGAGACGATTACTTGTCATTCCTATAGCACTTTCTTGAATGGCACCATCCTGCCAAAATTCTATCCGGGGGTTGTCACCCTCGTCATTGTTATCTGTATCGGCTTGAAGAATTAAACGACAGTCGCCGGTAGTGCCTGATGATAGATGTAAAGTTCCTTGTGGAATGTTTGTTCCGATACCGACATCACCGGTTGTATAAGAAATAACACTCCCCGATGTTACCCATGGAGATGAACCACCACCGTAAGCCGAACCGTTTTGAGTGAGCGCACCCGTAAAATTGATATCCCCCGTGACATCTAGGGTGTACGCGGGTGTTATAGTTCCGATACCAACGTTCGTGTTAATGCGGGTTAATGTGCTAGCCGTCTGAACGTTTAAGGCATTGATTGTTATGTTTCGTACGCGATCCTCGGCTTGTACACCACCACTTCGTCCTGTAATTGCGACATACGTAGGTGTGTTATAGAGTGCTGCATAAGTCGTACCGAAATCATGCGTAGTTGTGTTGAGGGTTGTTCCACCGGAATTCGTAATAGTAGAGGTCAGCACGCCATTATTAAACGTAACGGTCACAGGCATCCATCCACTCATTTGTAATGAGGCAGCTGCTTGTGTTATCATGGTCGCTGTATGATCATATAACTCCACATAATCACTACCATAATACTCCCAGCGCATATACGCTCCCCCGTGACCGTCCGTTCCAGTCGCACCATCATTGGTAGTAATTGGGTTAGTCGCATAGAACACGAAACGCATATCATCAGCACCACCGTAATTTATGGGTAAAATATAGATTTCAAATGTAGCTTCCCAGTTATTAGTTAGGGTCGTTTGCCAATATACAGAACCTGTAAGAGATGTACCCCCTTGGGTCACACGGATGTATCCGTTTGTCGTGTCACGAATTGCTGTATTATTCGCATTACCACTCAGAGTACCTGTAAACGTTGTTCCAGGAGCTTGGTCATCGAACACTAAATTTTGCGTACCGCCACTAGAACCAGCTGTATACGTCCATGGCGAAGACCCACCACCGAATGATTGTATGACACCACCTTTACGAATTTCACCAGTGAAATTGATATCACCACTGACATCTAGAATGTACCCCGGAGTCGTCGTCCCGATGCCGACATTACCCCCTTTCTTTAAAAATATACCCGATGAGGCACTATCGTGGGACACACACCACATAAGATCGTCTAGATTGTACTCAAATACATCCATACCTGTAGTATATGGGTCCGCTTCAAAATCTACCAATACATAACCAGAAGGATAATAATTATCATCCATAACAACCTGAAATTGACCTGCTGCGGGCTCGACGTCTAGATATACATCAATGCCTATCCCTTCTCCGTCACTACCAGACGATTGAACGATACGAACCTTCTGTGCTACACCACCATCAGTATAGGATGTGTTCGATAGTAAATGAAAAAATGGTTCTCTCCTGAAAGTACCACCCGCGTAAAAAGATCTATATGAATGTTGGGCGGTCTTCGTATCTACTATAGTAAACCGAGCCATACAACGGTCACCACCTGTTTGACCATCGAGAGCTGGACCATTTTTAGCGATTCTGTACCAGTTTGCAGCTGGAAGAGCACTGGAATTAACTTTTATATCTTTCATTGGCACGGTATCCGATCCAAGGAGTGTAGTGTTGTATGTCGTACCAGAATAACGAATTGCGCCATTCACATCGAGGGGATAACCCGGAGCATTCGTCCCGATGCCGACGTTTCCATCACCTCTCAGGGTCATAACTTCTGTTCGTCCTTCGAACGGCGAAACCCCACCCCCATCATGCACTAAAAATTTCATGTAATTATTATCACCGTCACCATTATTCCTCACTTCGATTGCGGAAGACCTAGTGTCAGCGGATCCCGTACACCCAAAAAGTAGTTTTCCGGTGCTAGCAAGACCGTTCATAACGCGTAACATCACATCACCACCGCCAGATCCTACATCCAGTCTATATTGTGGTGTCGACGTCCCGATACCAACCCTATTATTCACAGAATCGACGAAGAGTGTATTTGTATCCACTGCTACGTTACCAGCGACAGTCAAGTCTTTCCCCATGGAAACATTCCCAGTTGTCACAAACCCCGTCGTAGGGTTAGTGAATTCTATAACGTGTGGTGTGACGTTCCCGGTAGCCGTGATAGCCGAAAGTTCGTGTAGCGCCTCGACGAGGACAGTTCCCATGGTTAGAGTTCCACCTAAACCGAGGTCCGTGCTGACGAATGTATTTCCAACGACGTGGAGAGTAGCATCGGGTGATGTCGTCCCGATACCAACATTACCAGTTATATAAGAAATGTCATTCCCCGAAGTCGCCCATTGACTTGTACTAGTACCCCATTCAGGAATACCGGATGCTGAAACTTTAAGAACATCACCAGGTGTCCCACTGATTACGAGGTTTTCTGCTGATAAGGTTGCGTCTGCGTATATAATATCACCTTCCGATTCCAATATATCACTTAGATCAGTACCACCCCCCTTGTATTTCTGCGTTGACCGTCCAGTGGAACACCGGGTCATCTTATATATGTATGAGACATTTTCCAACCGAAAAGGCACTCGGTTTTGGTTTTTCCGATGAGTGACCCGAAATGTTAAATCCACCCTGTTTATATACCCTGAGACGTTTGTTATACATAGCAAAAAATACAGACCATTGGTCCACCACGTCGTAAATACGTGGATTATTCTTCTTACCGTCCGTCTCCCGCATGATACGCCCAATAGACTGAATAATATCCGATTTAGGGGTTGCGAGAATGACCGTATCGAGTGTTGGGATATCCAACCCTTCGTGTGCCTGACTGAACGTCGCGAATATGATTTGTTTTTTACTAGATGCTGTAAGATCCGCTTCTTTCATACCACCCATGTACAACCCCGAAGTTGTTTTGAACTTATCGTGCATAAATTCACAATGGAACCGTCTATCACTGAGAACTAAAATTTGTCGCGTTGTTTTCGAAAGATCTTTAATCGTTGATAGAATAAGCCTGTTTCTGTCAGGTATTTCCGTAACTTCCGTAACCATGGTCGCTAAAGACAATTTACCGAAGCGTGTACACGGTGGTGGATCTTCGTACCGGTCACATTTAAACTCGAGGGGAAATACATCCACTTGTTCTTGGTTCTCTCTTTCAACTGAAAAGAATGTGGGGCCCATAAACCAGTGTAACACTTTTGTGAGCCCGTCTTTTCTATTCGGAGTTGCTGATAATCCGTAAATGTGTTTCGGGCACATTTTGAAAAGTGATTGCGAAAATACTTTTGCGCATATATGATGTGCTTCGTCGACGATGAGGGTTCCTATACTATCAAAATCCCCAAACGAATATTCTTTGAGAGAGAGTGACTGAAGCATGGCGATTACAAAATCACAATTCGTCTCCTTTTTATTTTGCTGCACGATTCCAATCGTCGCCCCGGGACAAAACTGCTGGATACGTTCACGCCACTGGTTCGCTAGGAATTCCTTGTGTACCACGATCATGGTACGGTACCCAAGTTTACACGCTATGGCCAGGGATACGGTCGTCTTACCAAACCCACATGGGAGCGAAAGAATGCCGTGACCAGCTTCAACAGCTTTGGAAAGTGCGGTATTCTGAAACGTTTCATCGCGTAACTTTCCCTTAAATTTTATTTTAATTTTAGCGGGTTCTGGTCTATTATCTTCCTGAGGTGTCCCAAACTTCTGTTCACCGTAAAACCTCGGTACACACAAACCAGATTTCGATTTCCTAAACACTTTAAACGAAGGGGGTGCCTGACCGAAATCCCCATTAACGACTGGACGAACCGTTAATTCCTTTTTAACTTCCGGTGTATCTGGTGTAATATATCCCGTCCGTGTAAGTTTCATACTGTATTCGCGTGTACTAACTTTATATACGACAATTTCCATGAGTACCCACCATAGTCACCAACGTTCCAACATCCCATGAAATCTATATCAACTTCGACGTCATCACCTTTTTCGAGTGACTGAACGGGTGCACCTTCGTACTTACACATGACCCGTCTATATCTATATGGAACTTTCACGGTTAGAATATTTCCTTCGAGGGGATTGTCTACACGGGGTGTTGATGGTATTTTTCGTGTGTGGAAATAGTCTACACGCTGTTTAATTGAATCAGAAACGAGAAAGCGTATATACTGTTTTTTATTACATTCGTACATGGGTGTATATACGGAAGTATTGAAATGGAGCGGCATATCTATTGTATAAGTTACTATAATGTTTATACTCGTATATTACAATGGCAAGCATTTGATTATGAAGGGACATTTAATTTTACGCGTTTCATTTTTTCCTGGAAATTTTATTATTGTTCGATTTCTTTAATCAAGTCATCCAACGAACGGTAATATCTTTTTAAATCTTTCATGAATCTTTTATTATTTTCTAAGCACTCACACTCAACTTTATTTTTATAAATATATGCGAGGTTAGACTTTGAATACTTTGTTCTCTTTTGATTCTCGTTCGGTTTTCTTGGAACTAATTTTTTATTGGCAGCTTTTTTAGATTTTGGTAAAGGATCAATACGTTTCGTAAAACTAATAGCCTGCATGACTGTATCGGCGAGATCATCTTTCTTCTTAGAAGCGTCAAACATGGGTAACCAGTGCTGATTCGTTTCAGTCGTTTCCAGAAATTTTCGACACCGTTCTATAGCAGCCTTTTTACGCTTGAGATATTGGGCGCGACCGGGACCTGCTACGTCGGGAATTTTAAAACGCGCATCATAAATAATTGTTTCGGATTCGGGTGCTTTGATCACGAAATAGGCGTGTAAGAAGTGCATGACAGAGACCATCTTTTTGTTACGGTCGGGTTGTTTCTCGATGAGAATCGTGTCACATGTGAGTATCCATGGACGTTCATCTAAATGTTTACGCAAAGAGACGTAAATTCCGTCTTTGTGTTCGGGTGGTATTCCCGATACGTCCCACTGAATGACTGTGTTGGACGTATCGTCGAATTGACACATTGCCAGATTTCTGATTCCGACATCTATACTAAGTATCATTCTTGTATATAAAGAAAAATACGCTTTAAGCTAAAGGAACATGAATATTATGTAGATGAGACATAAAACGCAACATACAATACCCGCGATTTTGAAATATTTCCCAAACTTTGCGAGTAATCCATCGGGTCCCGTGAGCGGGGGGAGTCCGAGCGATTCGAAAAGTGTATTTACACCATCCGTAAACACATTTTTACCTTCTTCTGCTAGATCTTGAGCAAGATCTCCAGCTGGCCCAAGTTTATCAAGTAGCCCCGTTTCGTGAAGTTCTTTACATGTGGCTATACAGTGAACATCACATTCAGCCTCTGTCTCGGCTGTACATATGGGCTGACTCTCTGAAGGTGTGACAAGTGAATATTCAAGATCGGATTTCTCTAAATCTTCGTATTTATACGCATCCCAATTAGTGGGTAAACACTTATCCGTACATTGTTGGACCGCCTTATCTTCATCCATCATTTCCGTATACACGTATGCACTCACACCCGCAACTGCAGCGTATGTAGCAAACTTAGTGTAATTGGTACCCTTAGCCGCCTTCCTACTCGCAGCTTCGGCAGTTTCTCTAGCGGCTTTTTGGGCAGATTCACTTAGACCCTTTTCTGCCGCTTCCCTAGCAGCTTTCTCACCCGCTTCAAAGGCAGCCGTTTCTGATGCTTCGATGACAGCCTTCTTCACGGCTTTCGCGGCGGCTTTCTCGCCAGCTTCTTTCACAAGTTGTTCGGTGATCTCTGCCGATAGGTCTTTCGCGGCCTGCTCAGCGGTCTCTCGTGCTGCCTGTTGCGCAGCTTCGCTGGCACCTTTTTCTGCCGCTTCTCTAGCAGCTTTATTACCGGCTTCCTGTGCGGCTTCCCTTGCCGCTTTTTCTGCTGCTTCCCTCGCCGCTTTTTCTGCCGCTTCCCTTGCCGCTTTTTGTGATGCTTCTACTACAGCCTTTTCCATTGCTTCCTTAAGAATTCTTGCGGCGATTACATCCGCCATCGTATATCATATATAAATTTTATTATTTTATAAAAGTGCGTATACATCTACGAACGTTTCATTTAGTTCATCTAAACTACCAGCTATTTCAATAGCCGAATCTATGATTGGTCGGGCTGTCGCGGGGACCGTTGATAAATTGAGATCCTTCATTATCATTATATAGTTCCCGGCAAAACTAAATATATTTGTAATTTCTGCCTCACTGCGTGTCACATCCTCTTCTGGGTCTATGGGACTAGGTCCAATCTGCGATTCCAATGTATCCGAGACCGCGTCGTAAGGGTCTTCACCCCGGTTGAATTTATCAACCTCACCTTGAATCTCAATTACCTGAAGTTCTAGTTCACTCAAGGGGGTCAGGAATGTTGGGTTCCATGCGAGTACGTCAAGGCGTACAAATCGAGCCCGTAAAGGACTTGTGAAATCTATGATAACTGGGTCATTACTAGATGTTTCACCCGTGAATGTACCACTAGGAACAGCGGTGTATACACCGTCAGATTCATCACTCGTGGCGACGGTGAATGTACGAACACCCCTAACCTTTACTCCTTTAATTTTCGATATCGATCCGGTATCAATAATAAATGTATTCGTTATCGGAGGGGGGTCGTCATCGTCAGCTGCGAAATCCGCGTATCCTAAAAGTGGGGCGAATGCCACTCTCAATTCTTGGACACTTCCAGTTATTGTAACAGCCGATTCCAAAATTGGAATAGCTGCATCCGGGGCATCTTCCATATCTAAAGCACCCGTCAACGCTATATATTTACCAACGAATGTGAGTGTATTCAGGATCTCGTCAGGACTGTTACCCTCTTCTGTTATCGTAGCCATGACATATGGATCTTCACTTCGGTTGAACATGTCGACCTCATCAATAATCAGCATTCTTAGATTCTCTTCGAGTAACAAGGTCACGGGATCTTTTATATTAGCGGGTGCGTTTTCCAATACGAATCCATCACTTTCTACGACAGTAAACTTCGTGATAAACTTATTCAGATCTGATTGATCGAGTGGCGGTAGGGGTGTAAACTCACCTGCGTTATACATTGTGAGTAACTTCTCGACGTATATCGATCGTAAATTGTCTGTGTCACCTATTTGTAACATAATAGCTTCCATAGTCGGTAGAATGGATGTAGGGGTTACGATTATATCGAATGTCCCCATTTCGTCGAAATAGTGTAACAAAAATTCCGAAGTATCAATTTCACCACTCTTAAGCTTTTCCGGTAGATCCTGGATCGATATAGGTGTACTTATAAACGCTTCACTATATATTGACGCTTCGGATTCTTCCTCAATTACTGAAATATTTTCACACGCCCCCGTGCTTGAAGTCGCGGGCGTGGGCCGATCGAATCCCATTAATTCATCGACCTCTCTTTTGATGGCACCGCCTATCATGGAATCGAGACCGCTCCGATCATTACAATACAATCCATCATCGCGATATCCTTTGGGACATTTACCATAACAAACACCCAAAAACATATCCTCATCATCATCACAATATACGCGTTTCATATGAGTGACCTTAATACCTGGCCCAGATGATTTGGTTTTGTTTGTAACTTCATCTCTACCTCCCTTTGGTTGACACAACGCACCAATATCATCGTATCCGAAACTACGTGTACGTTCGTATTCTTTCTTTTCCCTGAAATAGTCTTCGGACAGTTGCGCATATACTTCCGGGTCATAACTCTCGTATATATTCTTATATTCATTTAAATTATCACCTACCACCGTATCAGCCCACCATCCTCGCATGGGTCCACAAAAGCCATTTCGTAGATGATTTCTTTCGAAACCGGGTATACATGGATCGGAATAATTATCCAATGAACCAGAATCTTTTATAAATTGTTTTTTCGTTTCAAGATATTCATTAAGCATACCATTATAAAATGTCACTTCTTCATCCGACCAACGATGTCCCATCTGACCATTTCCACTCCCGGGTTTACGTTCCAGCATGGATTCCAATATAAACCCATCATCTCTAGAGATGATATCTGAGAGGGTATCGTAATTTCTCTTAGCCTCCTCATATGGGGCTTTTGCTGAGAAGTATTGACTTCTCAATTCCTTGAATGTGTCAATGTTAACGGGTGTCACTGGGTTAGGACATGTATCCCAACACAAACCAAGTATATTCTTTCGTTTTATCGGACATTCAAGCGCACCTTCAACCTCGGCATAAACTTCATCTGTTAAACCCTCGTCAATCATGCGATCGAGTACATCTTCTCGTTCAATAGATATTAACAATTCGGAAATTTTATCTATATCCCTACTCTTAACAGTATCACATGTAGGACTTTGATATTTACTATCTCCACAATATTCACGTTCCATAGAGGTCACTTTAATTCCCGGACCACCCGGAGGTTGGCAAAGTGCGCCTATTCTAGTGTATCTATCCGGGCAATCGTCCCAACAAACACCCAATATCTTTTTGCGTCTTTCTGGGCAGTCCAGTGCAGTTTCTACGTTCATTCTCAAACGCGATATTCCATCACTATCAATCGTGTACCCCCCCTCAGACTCTAATTCGGACGCGAGGGCTGTTTCACCTATAGCATTCAAATCTTGGACGGTTGCGTCTATGTTCCCATCAATTATATTCTTACATTTATCCGGCTGATTTGTTTTGGCTGGGCATACTTCACGGTCCCATACAGGAACCTTTATACTAGGACCACCATCGGGGTGGCAGAGTAGACCGATATCTGTATACTTGACGCCATGTCCGACTGAATGGTCATTTTCGTCATATGGGGGACACCTATCCCAACAAACACCTGCGATGTTTTTCCTTTTTCTGGGACAATCGAGTGCTTCTTTTACGTCTTTCATTACGTTTTCGTCGTCGAGTGTCATTGAGCCATTTTCCAATCCCTGTATAATAGCGGGTAAACCTACACCTGTTCTGAACGAATAATCGTCCATATCGGGAACATCCGTTAAAAGGGCAATAACAGCTAGAGTATCACGACTATCTAAAATTTCACACTGTTTAGGTTGCCAGGTACTAGCACCACACACACCACGTCGAAACAAATCAACTTTAATACCGGGACCCATTTTGGGGTGGCATAACGCACCAGCATCTTCATAATTGACATGTTTAATCTTATTACCATCCGCATCATACGTGGAATTTTTTTCTTCCAAACGGTTACAATCTTCCCAACATACACCAAGTACGTTTTCCTTTTTTTCATCTTCGCAGTAGTATCGATCAAATAATGTTTTTACAATACCAATCTGTTTGTTGGGTTTACAAAGCGCACCCCAATCTTCGTGACGTTCACCTGTGTCAGGATCTGTCTTGCATTCATCCCAACAGACACCTGCGAGATTCGTGCGCTCTTCCGGACACTGTAAACTATGTGAAATTACTTGATACAGGTTTTCATCTATACCATTTTCATTCATTCGGTCTATTAAATCCTGTCTATCAGCATCTTGTAAGTATGGTTCGATTCTAGAAGATTCTCGACTCTCTACAGCTTGACATTTTTCAGATTGTTGCGAACTAGGTCCACAATAGTATCGGTTGAATAGGGTTTTTTTTATACCAACCCCCTTACTCGGTTTACATATAAACCCCAAACCAGAATCACCCGGTCTACACACATCCCAACAAATACCAGCGATATTTTCTCGCAATGCGGGACACCCAAGTGCTTCTTCTGTTTCGATATAGAGTTGATTTGTAAACCCTTCGTTATTGATGCGGTTGATTAAATCCTGTTTGCCAGCAGCTTGTAGATGGGGTATAATTTTATCTACATCCCTACTCTTAATAGCTTCACAATGAGAGGGTTGATATAGACTGGGTCCACAATATTGTCGATCGAAAACACTCACTTTTATACCCGGCATATCTTTCGGTGAACAGAGTGCACCAAAACCATCATAACCACTCGGACAGGATTTATAACATAATACCCCGTCGAAATCTGGGTGACTTTCTGGACATTTGGTTGGACTTTTAGCCTTAAAAGCTCTCGAGTATCTATTACGGTTTTTGTTACAAAACGGCGTTCCAATCGCACTCGATCTAAATGTGAAACCAGGCTCACACGGTGGATTACAAGTTGTATCCCACCAATTATGATGCTTCCATTCGAGCTTTCGGTGTGCGAGAGTTTCGAGTTCTGGACTGTGTGTACCAGTTGAATCGGGGAAAATAAGACCAGTGGTATTCATCGTGTTGGTTGGTGACACCGTATTTCCTGTAGTGCTCGAACTGTTCCAATCATCTTGAGTCACCCCCCCATGATTAGGTCCAGTCCAGGGCACCCCGCCATTCGCCCTAAGTATTCGGTTACTTTTAGCTAGCGTGGGAGACATTTTTGTCCTATTACAGTTTTTGGTTGGGTCTTTTATATAATTGTTTTTCCCCGATCCACTGTCATTAAGCCATTCTGTACAAAAAAAAACATCATTCGAAGTACCATTTGGACATGGCTTTACACACTCGAGTGCCTTAGAACTGTACCCATCCCTACACTCGGGGTAACAAAGTAGACCCTTCTTTTCATACCCTTCATCACATGTCGGTACTACACCAATATCTCTAACTTTCGTGTGTAACCAACAACTTCCCACTTGGTCAGATTCCAACTTAGCACCTCCATATTTATGATCCCAGTTACTACATGATTTCAAGTCCGCTGGTCTCGTTTTTTTGACATACGCATCTTTCCAACAACTCGTACCATCATCACGTAATTTTCCATACCCGTCACCAGTTACACTTCCGTCGCTGCGTACTGCCGTATCTCTCCATTGATACTTGCCTTGTATTATACTGCCATCTAAATCTTGGATAGGAGGCCCTTTACAATCTTGTTTATCCGCAATCGCCGATTTTTTGGTGTATATATCCCTCCAACAACTCGTACCATCCGAACGAAGTTTTCCATGACCTTCACCAAACGCTATACCGTCGGCTCGCACTACTTTATCATGCCACTCATACTTATTCGGTATCACTTCATCCCCTTCTATCCAATTCCCTTCACCGTCTTGGACAACTTGTTTTATAGCAGGTCCTTTACAATCGTATTTCTTGGCGGTATCTGTTTTTTTAACCTCCGTATCACGCCAACAACTCGTACCGTCATCGCGCATGTTTGTACCATACTCATGTGCCCACTCATCGCAATCTTTCTTTTCAGCCATACTCGTGTCTTTCACAATCGTATCGCGCCAGCAGCTTGTCTTATCGTCCCGGAGTTCTCTACCGTATTTATGTGACCAATTGTCGCAGTGTTTTTTATCAGTTATACTAGAATCTATAGGTATCGTGTGTGACCAGCAGGATGTGCCATCTGATTCTAAGTTGGTATAGTCCCCTCCAGCTGAACCTGGGGTACCGTCGGGTTGTCGTTCCCATTCACTACATTCTTTTTTATCGGCAATTCTTGTTTTCTTTACTACCGTATCAAGCCAACAGCTTACACCGTCGTCGCGGTATCTATCTCCGTATTCCTTACAACTCTTTTTTTTGGCAACACTACGACTTTTCGTTATACTCTTACCAAATATGGTGTCACCCACTGCTTTTGCTGCCAAAAATATTGGATTACTTGCATATAATACACCTTCCATAACCTTCAGTGGGTCTTTCGAATGAATATTGTCCATTACATATTCTTGATAATTTCGCGTAAACTGTTTTGTGATCGTCTCACCGAATATGAATTCTGCTACAAACATCCCTGGTTTCTCTTTACAATCGTTATTCGCAAAATTCATACCATACCTAGTACAGAAATCTTTTGTAAATTGACACATACCAGTTGTAAAATCGTAATCTACTCCGTATGATCGTGGGTCAATCACTGCACCCTTTAACCCCCCCATATCCTCGGATGCGAATGTCCCACCTTGACGCTCTTTGAGACAAAACGCCACACTCGGCCCCAAAGGTGCACCTAAAACGACTTTCACCTGCTCACCTTCCTCGTTAAGTATTGGAAGTGGTGCTAGAACAGGATTTGTTAACATATCACCTACTGGGAACGCACCAAGACCAAGTGCTGTAATTTCATCTCTTACTATTTGTATTTCTTCATTCAGTTGAGTGACTCTAATCTCATTATCGTTTCGTGCGGCGCTCGCTGATTCGGACATTAGATTACGCAACTTCGAGTTAAGAGTATTCGCCTCTTCAAGCTTGACACCCCTAGCCAACATTGCTTCTTCATATTGTTCGCCATCATAACCATAAAACTCTGGATTTGATGTATAAAATACATCGCTATACATAGCCGCCATAGGATCTATATAGGTTTCACACTGTTCGGGAAAGGGAGGGAGTAATGAATTATTTTCTAACCATGCAGGTATACTATTTGTATTCCAATTAGCCGCCGCTTCGGGTGTGATAGAAATTCCTACACGTTTCGGGGTACTCATAAACGGTAAGAGGACCAACATATCTGCTCTCTCGGGTGTACTAGACATGTTAATTAGTGTCTTTAGATGATGAAATAGATATACGTCGCGCTGTTGATGGTATACTGAGGGTATTTTTACCAGGTAGTCTACAAAAGCACTTGGTGCTTCATCAGTTTCTACCCCCGACTGTATTTGTTTGACAACATTTTCGATATATGCTTCATATATAGGTCCTACAACTGGATCAAACGTAACAGTTGGCATACCGTAATTTAATGTCATATCAGAAGTCATCATAGTGACTGCGATTGGGTACTCGAGTGGTGCGATTTCTGTGATTGGAAATAATTGTGGCCAGTCTGATCCCTCATCAATAGCGTCTCGTTCACCTTGCGCCAAAATCTTATTTCGCATTATTTCTAATGTATCATTAGGCATAAATGTACCATATCCCTGTGTGTCTAATATATCCAACGCCATTGTCATTACATCAAAAGCCAACATAATCGCACCCGCAACCCAACCTGGAGGACCTGCTACAGCCAGTAAAGCATACTTAGCCACCTTCGCGGCGACTTTCGTCGCTATCTTAACACCAACCTTTGCGATAACTTTCGCAGTTGCTTTCTTCGCCGCCTGTTTCGCCATCACTTTCGCTATTGCTTTCTTAGCAGCTTTCTCACCAGCTTCCCTGGCAGCCTTTTCAGCGACTTCCCTGGCAGCTAATTGTCCAACTTCGTCGAATCCTTCTCGAGCGGCTCGCGTGGCGGCGTTATCACCCGCCTCTTTAACAGTTTGTTCGAGTATGGCGGCCCTGATATTTTTCTCGAGTAAAGCTTTCCCAATTACCGCTTCAGCAGTTTCGTTTACCAGTTTTTCAGCAGTTTCTCTTGCGACTCTCTGTGCGAGTATATCACCACCTTCCGTAGCCACTTTTTTAGCAGCCTTATCACCCGCTTCCTTAGCCGCCAGTTTAGTCGCAGTATCAGCTACCTGTTTCTTAGCAAGTTCCTCAGCCGCTTCTCTGGCAGCTAATTGCGCAGTTTCAGCCAGTCCTTCCCTGGCGGCTTGTTCGGCTGCAGCATTCCCTGCCGCCTGAATGGCGGCGGTTTTAGCACCTTCTTCGACTGCAGCTTTAACGGATTCTTTGACGATTTTTTTGGTTAAATCACCTAGAGAATTCTTTATAGCCGTGCGAGCTGCGACTTCCATGGCTTCAGTCGCACCCTCTTCCGCGAGTTTTCTAGCGGCTAATTGTGCGGCCTTATCGCCACCTTCTCTTACTACCCTTGCTACCGCCTCGTCGCCAGCCTCTTTAAAAACCTTTTGTGCGGCTTCTTCTCCCACTTCCTGTGACAGTTTTCGCATGGCAGTATTAGTACTACTTCTGACACTCGTTTCAGCTACTTCTCTAGCTAATTTCTGACCAGCTTCATCTAGACCCTGGTTACGCGCTCGTCTAGCAGCTAGTTCACCAGCTTCACGAACACCGTCTTCTGTCGCTTCCTGTAATATCTTTTTGGTAGCAGCCTTAGCGGCTGAACTAGGGGGTGTAAACTTAGGCTTCACACCCATCGCTTTCTTCAATGCTTCTTCAGCCAGAAGAGATACTATAATCGTAGCACCGAGTCCTATAGCAAATTCGTTCGTAAGGAAGAGATCTAGGATTCCGTCATCACCATCACCAACACTTTCCTTGGGTTTACAACAAACAACATCATATGCAGTTTCCCGAACACTTTCCAATTCTGAATTGAGTTCAGCTATGCGTAATGTATCTGATGCGGCGGTAGCCTCTACCAGTTCGGCTTCCATAACGGGAAGCATCGCGAGAGCCTCATCACGCGCCTCCGCCTGACCAGTGTCTTCTTCGAATGCGCCGTAACATCCGTATTGGTCATCGGGGAGAAATAGACAAACCTTTTCACTTAACCTTCGTATTTCGTCTATTATATCCTGTCTATCGGCACCTATAGCGTCGTTTGCGCCATCTTCATCTTTCTCTTTTAAATCATTATCTATACGTTCTTGGGCGTCCTCGGGAGAAGGAACTATGATGTCTTCCGGTTTGGCCATTATATTTTTATATTGATCAAGCAGTGAATTATAAATCTGCGCTTTTCGCTGATCGTTATTAAATTGACGTAGATAGTAAAGACTTATCACCAAGATAACCAATAAAAATATAACACTCCCGGTCGAACCCTTCTTCCCTGACGCCATCCGGTCTATTATGATAATGTGAGATAAAAAATTTATTACTTAAAGACTATTAACTGAATATACTTATGTTGTGGTGTTGGTGGTGTTGTCATACTTTTGACACCGAGGCGTTAGCATTACCAATAAAATACCACGATAGACGTAGACGATTCGTTACCAGTGGTCGTTTCTGTTCGTGGAATTGTATGAAAACATATGCTATAGAAGAATACGGATTATCTAGAGGGGGTATCGTATGTGGTAACATCGTGATGATGCGTAAACAAATGTATGGGGTTATTGGGAGTATTCCACATGCTCCGAAAAGACAGAGATTGCAAGAATTCGGAGGGGATCTCACAATCGATCAATTCAGACAAAACGTGAAAATTGACCAGGGTCCATCAAAAGAAATCACTACAGAACCAGAAGTGAAGATAGATATTCCCATAATTAAAAATACAGCGAAACTGTACGAAATAAAAGGCGTGGTGGGGACAAATGAACCACTACGCCTTAAACGTAATAAGCCGCTTAAACGTGATCAGAATAATTTAGAATCGGTACTCGGACTAGTTATAAAAACTAAACCGTAGTACAATTGGTACACAACGCACCGGGGAAAACGAACGCACAATTATCACACTCATTAAGAGGTATAACGTGTCGCTTTTTCAATTTATTATGTGAATGTAATATGAGATCTTTGATGGTATAAATACCATACGTGATCATAGTTTCAAGAGTTGGAAACTTCATTCTATTTTAGACACATCCACAAGCCTTATTTACCTTTAGCATGACTGAAAAACTATCGATCATGGGTGGTACCATAGTCTTTAAAACAGTCTCAAGTTCTGTATCTTCATCTCCCGCGTCGATCTGTTCAATAATGGAATTGATCAGGTCGATAACAAGATCCTTCTTATCAGATCCAGTCAAACCCTTGACCTTTTGAACATCTATCATCAGCACGGATACGAGTCCACATAAATTCTCTTTATTGACACCCGTTTTACCGTACTTGGCCACAAGGCGTTCAATGCGTGAGACGAGAGCGGCACTATCCTTAGATTTAGTTGCGTACGTTTTCAAAATGGTGTCCATTTGTATATATCGAGATTATAATCTTTAAATATATAAATGGTCATACCAGGTAACGATTTAATTGCCGGGTCGGCACTTACCCTGGGTATGATTCAAATGATAATTCATGCTATTAATACAGGTACGTCACCAGTCGATGAACATACCATGTATCTCTTGTACATGGGTATCATAGGTAACATTTTATGGATGACGTACCAGTATAGGAAAGGAGAAAATTACTCTGTTATGTATTCTACTGTTGCTCTACTTTCACAATTGTATATTCTGTATAAAGTGTCTTCAACGGAACGGAGTAGGGAAAAACAAAGTTGAAGAACTTTTATTTTATCTTCGAATGTTATTTTACCCGCGTTACGAACGACGTGAACAATAAGCATACAAATTATATATGTAGCCTCATGCAGTTCCATACTTTGTATTCTTATATATTTTTTAAATTAATTAAAATTGACCTCGCTGATTGAAGGGTCCAACCTGTGATGTACCACGGTCACTGAACGCTCCCATTGTCGAGACAGTGTTAGTGAATTTCTTATTCTTCGTGATTGACAGATACGTTATACCGAGACCAGCCAAGATGAGAACACTCGCGAATCCCATCGAAACACCCGAATAATTCACATCAGACTTCTTAGGTTCACATGCTTCTTTATCGGCGTTGAGTATCTGGTACACAAATACACCAGAAGTTAGTAGAAGAGTTCCGACAACCAACATCATGGGACCCGTCGCGGACATGCCCGGACTGGACGCAAACTGTCGCAGGGCGAGTGTCACAACACCCGTGATAACGATGGTTACGAGTTGGCTGAGGTACACTTTTCTATTTTCAAATTTTTCAACTCCCCTGATCGCGTCACATTCGTTGTAGTGTTTGATACCCACGAAATTTACGAAAAAGGTCACGGCGGCGACGAGCATTAATACTAGTATAATTGGTAATCCCATTTCGGCGGAATATTTCATCTTGTGTGTTTTGTTATTAGGAAACATTTTATTATCATACTCTTAAAGGATAAAAATGTGAACTAATATATGCTTGTAGATTGTTTTATTTTTTATAATGAAATAGATGTTTTAAAAAAAAGATTGAGATACCTTGATGGTGTTGTAGATAAATTTATTCTAGTGGAATCAACTGTCACACATCGAGGAGAAGAAAAAAAATTATTCTACGATGAAAATAAAAAAGAGTTTGAAGAATGGTCGGATAGGATTATACATATAATTATTCGAGACAACCCGACGGATAAAGATCCCTGGATACGGGAAAATTTCCAACGGAATTGTATTACACGGGGTCTGGATGAATTTAAAGATGATGATATTGTCATGGTATCTGATGTAGACGAAATTCCGAATAGAACTGCCCTACGATTACCACCGGATGTAAAGATGTGCTCGTATAATATGATCGCATTTCAGTATAATTTTAATTATATTCAAGAACTTGAACCATGGTATGGTACGGTTATCACTACAAAAGAAGTGTTAATGCAAGTATCACCACAGAAAATGAGAGAGATGCGATGGAGTATACCCCATTATAATAATGCTGGGTGGCATCTCTCTTCATTCGGAGACGAAAATTTCATAGCAAACAAGGTTTATAATTTTGCACATTGCCACGATGACTGTCTCAAGGGTATGGATGTCGATACATTTAAAAAATTGATCGACGAGGGAATTCACGCGGATGGAAAATATAAACTCATCAAAACAAGTGAAGCAATCATGAATTCTATTCCATTAGCGTTAAAGTTGTAATGTATCTTAAAGGTCTTATATATAATAGAATAAATGGATATATTTAATTATATAAAAACAGTCAATGTAAAGAAGGATTCTATATTTTGTTCGATCATACATTATAAAAACGAAATTCTAGGGTTTTGTCGAGATCGTTACGATTCGAATCGGACTAGATTTGTCAAGTTTAATACACAGTTTGATATCATCGATGATAATACAACAATGATACAGGGGGAAGATCCCAGGTGTTTTATTCATAATGATAAATTATATATATCGAATAATTTTTTTAGTCGCATGTCGTTATTTGATTACGACGAAAAAATTATAATAAAACTTCCATTTCCGGGTAAAAATATATCTTTCATATCACATGAAAATGAACTTTATGTCATTCATTACATTAAACCATTCATAATGTATAAGATAGATTTTCAAAGGGGTGATGTGAAACCTGTACACGTTTTAGAAAACGGGCAAGATGAACAGTTGTTATATAGAGGAGGAACACCTGGTTATAAATTAAGTGATAATGTATATTATGGTTATGGTCATAAAACCTATAGTATTAATGGAAAATTAATACATGACATTTTTAGATGGGATGTTGATTTCAGTAATCATAAACCAGAAATAAAAATTAAAGAACTCGTACAACCACTCAATTCGAAACGTATATGCGATCCAACGAGTGTGATAGAGATTGATAATAAAAGGTTTTTATTAACAGCTGAAAGTGATAAAAGTTGGTTTTGTGTTCAAGATTATACCACAAACGTTTATCAAATTGAATAGCGTAAAGATATAATACGTATAGTATATAATGCTCACTCTCGCGACGACGATTAAACCGAAACCGGTTGTAAAGACGGAATACGACAGGCTAAAGACTACTCTCCGTAGAACAACTATCGGGTATGGGACAGCTATCGCATCATCCTATTTTATCACACAAGGGGCTGTAGAGGGTGTGTCAGCGACGCTCGGCGCGGTTACTTCACTCACGTACCTGAATACACTGAGTAAACACGTAGATGATATCGAACATTCACCGTTTCAAACGCAGATACTCGTTCCAGTGGGAACTGTGATCTTTGAGAGTATGTGGAACCATGCCCCGTTTAGTTTTGATTTCGATTACGGTGCGACATTCATTGGATTTCTCGCGTATAAATTCGCGTTGACCAATGTATTATACGATGTGGTGAGACAGATGTTAATTGAGGATAGCGACGCGTTTTACGATACAGAAGAGAAGGAGTATGTTAATTATGACGATGCGTCTTCATATAAAAAATTGTAATATTAAAATGCTACCAGTGACTATTTTTTGTGGTTTTTTACTTCACCGATTTCATAAACGATAACCACAATTCAAGAAGAGACCCACACCGTGGATCTAATTGCACTTGTCAGGGTATGCATGCTTAAGATCATTTGCGCGTCTCGTTGTCCCATATTGAATAATCTCATCAACCTTATCAGCAATCCCCTGGCCGATACCATCCAACTTCATAAGGTCGGTACCGTTCAGCACTTCATGTGTTAAGTTGTCAATCAACTTAGCCGCTTTCGTATACGCCTTAACCTTCCAGTCACTCGCTCCGGCACACTTTTCGAGTGCACCAAGATTAGCGAGTTCATCGGCGATGATTACATTCGTGTGGAATGTCACGCGATAGTCGTCATATGATGATGCTTCGCTAACATCGTCATCACTCGATGAAAACAATTCATGCGTGTTCGAGACTTCTTCCGAAAGATCGTTCGAGGCGATCGATTCACTGTCAGAACACTCAGAAGCCTCGTAGTCGGAGTCTTCTTCTTCGAGACACTCGTCAATTTTAGCTGAAATGCTCTTACCAATACCACTGAGATGGCGCACACTCTCACCACTTTCAACTACATACTCCAGCTTGGCGATCGTATCCGCCGCACAATGGTATGCACCCGTCTTGTAGAAATCGGATGTCATTTCACCCAATTCCAGAAGACGCTCGACGATCACACTGTTTGCACGAGTTTTGCAGTATGGGGATTTACCACAAACCCTCGCAGTCGAGTCTGTGTAACTGGATTTAGACAGGCAGTTGGTCTTGTACTTGAAATCGGTGAGTGCACTGAGAGCATCAACCTTTTCATCTTCGGCTTGGGCGTACAACTTCTTGAGCTGTTCAATCTTGGTGCGAGATTCGGAGTTCTCCTTCTTGAGTTTATCGACGGTGCTTTTATACTGATCAGCTTCGCTGATGACATCAGAAACCCTTTGAATTTCGGAACCAATAAGATCCTTCTCGAGTTGTTTAATCCTGGTACGAGATTCGGAGTTCTCCTTCTCGAGCTTGAGGATGTAGTCGGTGATAGAGTGGGAGTTCATGGGGCCAGACATTTTGAGTTGTTGATATTTATATATCACGATGCGACTTAAGTATAATAATCAATTCCTTAACGACAGAATGAACTTAAGTAAGAGTACGTATATATAAAAATTATGCGCCCACCTTCACCCGATTCACCACTTACGTATACATTCGGCGAACCTACTGGTCGTCAACTAGTTGGGATGGATCTCTTTCACAAACTCATGGAACTTGTTGATAAGAACTCGGATAAAATCCCAGAAGGGGACTACATCGAGATGTGTGACACTATTAAAAATTTACGAGAACTTGTGAAACCACCTTCATTTCTTCTAGACCAAAACGATCCAATGACCCTAAGCACAGATAATTTCTTCTTCCGTGACAATGACACTCTACCATCAGATGTAGATACAGAAGCAGACCGACATCGCGCACAATTTCATCAACAATGGAGAGAGTTGGATGAGGAAGTTGTGTATCCTGGTCTTGATCAATTTTTATGTGAATTACACACAGAATGGGGTGAAACCGAAGACCCGATTGGGGATTAAAGGTGTACGATTTCTAGAATAGATTTCTTTAGTTTTTATAGATTGATCATGAAAAATTCCACTGTGAAGATAAATGGGCTATTCGCCCAGATGATAAAGAATAGAGTACATGTATACTAAATGCCCCTCACGCTCACTTTTATGATTCCTTCCATGCGTAGTGTCAAAACTCGCGCAGTCGTAGACCCTGCTCAGTATGATACAGAGATTAACACACCCCGTGGCTTCGCAAAACCCAACGCGAGTAAGTCTAAAAAATCGACTCATACCACACAAGTTCAAAGTGGTATCGTGTACGACCCCGACCAGTATGATACAGAAGAAAATATTCAGAGACATATCCTACACAAGGATTGAAAGAGTCGTTAATTAAACCTATGAATATCTAAAATAAGCACAACCCGTGTCTGGTGACCGCGTTTAACAAGACTATGAAAACGTGAGTGATCAAATAAAAAATCATTTCTCGGTTCGTGTTTATGTGTATCGTTTGATGTGTAGAGTATACAATCGTCACCACCTTTCATCGTAAGGTGATATCTCAAAAGGAGGTTACTCTCCGCGCGATGTGGCGCTATAGTCATGGGACCCTCTATGACGGCGAATTTGGCATTTTCTTTATCTACACATGGAACTACATCGATAATATTCTGAATTTCTGGAAAATCTTTGACTTCGTAATAATAGTAGCCATCATTCTTCTCGAACCATTGGTCGAGATCATGAAAGTATTTCTTGTTTGCGGTCGCGATACCCTTTTCATATTCATCTAAAATTTTAGTGTAATTTGCTTTTACGTACCAAAGACTTGGATAATGTGCGGTATTATACTCGGATTTATGAAGTATGATATCTATGAGCGTGTTTCTCATACCAATCAATGGTCTCATTGGTTTTTGAAAGTATAATAAATCTATAGGTGATTTCAGATAATCATAAAGAGTGAGTAGTATTGGTGCCAATAAGAACTCTCGCATTAATTTCTCAGTATAAAATAAAAATGCCCGGTTATCCGCGAATGGAAAAATACACACCGGAGCCAACTGAAAACGTGCAAACAGTGGAAACTCGTTTTGTACTGCCGACTGTTACATTCATTCAGGCGGTAATCATTTCATTGTTGATCGCATACGCCTGGTCTGTGCGTAAAATGAATAAAGGCATCTTATCCACTGGAGTTCTCGCGGTTGTTACCCTCCATGCTTACGACCATATGTATAGGTTAAAACGTGGAGAAGAACGCTTTTTCATATAGGACCTAAGTCCGTCGCCGAATACATTAAAAATATATATGTATCATCATGGAATCCCTTACCACCATGATGTCTATCATTGACCATAACTCCCAGTCAATCTCCGATGGGGATTACTTGAAGCTATGCAACCTTATGATGGATCTCCATAAAACCATCCCAAAACAGGTCACCACAACCAGGGACGATCTAACCGCGAGAAGTCGGGCGTTGTCGGGTAGACTTCACCGTCTCATTGTTCAAATTCGACAGATTCGGCATGTACTGGCATCTACGAAGATCCGGCAACGTATTACGGCGAGTGTGAAAAGAGACGCGATCAGTGAATTATCTGAACGGCATAACCTGAACCTCAAAACGCTTACATTCGAAGGACTTGAGGCTGTCGTTGGTAATTCGATTACCAACCCCCATGCGTTCTTTCGAAAATATTTGGATGCGGATAACCAACGAAAGATGTCACGTTTGGACGATGAGAGAAAAATGCTTGATATAGCATTGAGTGATTACGATCGTATCAGGGAAAATATACGAGAAGTTGAAGCTGTATTGCGACAACACGAGTAGGACTTAAGGATGTTAGACTTACTATAAATATGATATTTACAACATTTTCAATAGCCGCCCAACTCGGCAATCTGCAAGAGGTACTAGCATTGATCGAGACGGGTGCTGACATAAACGTGCGTAATCATATTGGTCAGACGGCAATCTCCATGGCCGCTGGAAATGGTCACGATGGGGTAGTGAAGGCCCTGATCGCGGCGGGTGTGGACATTGACGAGACTGATGATATTGGTTGGACGCCTTTGTTACACGCTATTGAATATGGCCACGAGACAACCGTGCAGATACTGACCGATGCGGGTGCGGACATCAACAAGGCATCGCATAGCGGTTGGACACCGATGTTACTAACCAGGAAGAAGGGGTATGATAAAATTTTAAAAGGTATAACTAATTGATAATCACCTCAAGTTTGAAGTTCTTGTCAAACTTTAAACGAATCTTCCCCTCATCCACAAGACGCTTAATCTTGCGACCAACCTCTAGGTTGTCGTCGTATGCCTTATCGTGTTCAGGGCTAGCTGGTAAATTTGGCACGAACATGTTAAATGCCACCATTTTCTGAGCCATTGAGAGTTCTTTCTGTTGAAGTATACCTAACAGGTTTTTGGGAATCTTGGAAAGATCCATTTTAGACAGACTTGAAAGATCCATTTGAATATGATCGTTTGTGTTCTTTAACCACTTAAGTCGAGTCACTTCCCCGAATATTCCCATCTCACAACTCACAATGGAAACTATCCAGAAAATTTGCGAAGACAACGACGAAAAATGGTTCCTGACTCATAACTACACCAAGTTATCTTTAGCTTATTTAGAATGTGACGGTGAATGGGAACGAGTTAAACTGGATACCAAACGATTGGCCTTAAGTATAGAGTACAGGTATTACG